TTTTCGATATACCTATTATACTAAAAAAGCGTCCGTTAGGACGCTTCTGTAGACGGTTTATCAACTGTCTTCTTTTTGCTTTTGCTTGTCGCAGCATTTGGGGCTTTAGGTGCCTTTTTTGTTCTTTCTTTGAGTGATGCTGCCAATTTGGAACTTTCATCGAGTTTCTCCAGTGCGGCTAGTACTTCAGGGGTTTCATCCCACGACCACTCTTGAGAGTGCTTAGGGTTCTTCTTTTCTACTGTGTGGGTCTTCAAAGTCATATGATCCCTGCGTTGGAGTATTTATTGTATCAGACTACTAAATTCTTGTCAAGCAACCATTTTGCTGAATCCCTTGAGTTTATCAAATTTAATCACTCTATCAAACTGATCTATCAAATCATCTGTCTTATGGGATATCACAAATACATTTGCATCACTGACAACATACTTGATTATCTTTGTAAAATATTCAGTCCCAAACCCATCCAAAGAACTATCAAAGATCTCATCAAGAATTAATAAATTCGTACTAGCAGAATTTTTCATCCTTGCAATTTCTCTCCAGGTAAACAATAACGCAAGATCAATCCTCATCTTCTCTCCTTCGGAGAATGATTCATAAACAAACTTATCGTGTATGGGAGATTTGACACTCTCTTTAAATTCCTCATCTAAAGAAAAATTGATATAAAAATCCATCAGTTGCAGATACTTATTAATCTGCTGATTCATTAATGGTAAGTAACGTTTTATTATTTTAGACTTAACTCCACCATCTTTCATTAAAGCATGAGCAAATTCATTATAAGAATTCCTCTCAGTCTCTTTTGATTGATCCTTTTGGAGTCCTTCCAATTCTCCTACTAATTTATCTAACGCATTTCTTTCAGAAGTTCTGTTTTTAAGTTGTTCGGTAATAGTTTGAATTTCTTGTTCAATATCTCTGGTTTGATTTTCAAGTCCAGAAATCCTTGTGGTTGTTTTAGAAATTTCATGCGTTAGTTTGGAAGCCTCCGTCGTAAACTCCTTGAATTGGGTTTCTCTTTCCTCTTCAAGTCTGATAGCTTCTTCCAATTCCTTGTAACCTTTTTCAAGTTCTTTGGCGTTAGATTTAGCATCATTAATCTTATCTATACGAAATGACTCCTCGATAGATTGAGTACAAGTAGGACAAACCGTATTGTCTGTGAAAAACTTATGCTCTTCAATAATGGTTGATACCTTCTGAGATAATTTACCTCTCAAATTACCCAACTTTCTTAACTTTTTGTTACTACCTGAAAACATTTCTATATCTTTATTGATCACACCCAATTGATCACTCATCTCCTCTAATTCAGATTCATATGCATTGATTTCTTGTGACAAAGTGACAATTTTATCTTCTTTATCTTTAGCATTCTTTTTACCAGTTTCTTCTAGATCCTGGATAAAACTTTTCTGCATATCAATTTTCTCTTCCATAAGATTCTTACGGATAGATATCTCTCTCAATCTCTCATTAGTTCCTCTAATTCTTTCTCTAAGAATCAATCCCATCACAGAGAATATCTTAATATCTAAAAGATCTTCAATAACTTCTCTACGATTTGGTGCAGTCAATTGCATAAAAGGTACAAATGATGCACTACCCAATACTACAATCTGTGTAAATGATTTATAGTTTAACTTTAAAACTTGCTCCTCCAACCACTTCTGTTGATCATTTGCTGCAGAAGATTGATCTAATACCTTACCATCTTTATGAATTTCAAATAAATTTGGTTTTATTCCTCTTACTACTTTCCACTCAATCTTACCAATAGAAAATTCTACTTCTACTTTACAATCCTTTTCATTTATAGTATTGACTAACTGACCCTTTGTTATCTTACGAAAAGGTTTATTAAATAATGAAAAGGTAAGAGCATCTAATATAGTACTCTTACCAGCACCATTGGTGCCAATAATAAGACTGGTTTTAGATTTTGTCAAATCAATTTCAGTAAAATGGTTTCCCGTAGAGAGAAAATTACACCATCTTATCTTTTTGAATAGTATCATTATCTCGTGGGGGAATCACAAAATCATCTTCAGTGATGATGACATACCTGTAATTATACATGTTACAGGTGTTTATTGCAAGCTGGTCGGGAATTTCAATTACAACCATTGGAGGATAATCTTCTGCTTCTAATAGTCCAGCATATCTTTCAGCATCATCTTCTTCCTCAAAAAGATACAATGCTCTCTCACCATCTTGATCATTGACGGCATATGCTCCATCATTTTCTCGTCCTTCTATAGTGAGTATAAACATTACTCAAACTCGCAGGCTTGTCTATAAACATCTTTCATTATATCTTTCACTACTTCCTTATCCAAATCAAAATCAGATTCTTCAATATATTTATTTAAAAGTGTTAACGTATTTTGATATTCATCTTGGGTGAAATCAACACCTTCATCATCAATAACAAAATTTTCTACTACTTTAAGATCTATGCAACCAGAGTTATTAATCTTATCAACAAACTTATCAAATTCTAATTGACTAGATTTCTTACGAACTATAAGTTTTACAATCTTATCCTTCAAATATCTTGCATCAAAAAGTTTATAGTTAGTATCATCATAATACACCTTTTCAAACATATTATAAGGATTTGCTATAAACTCTAACTCATATGTTTCTGTATCAAATATATGAAATCCTCTAGCATCTCCTGCATCATTCCAAAATATCTGATATGGATTACCCAAATAAAAGATCTTACCATCATTTGATCTTGTATGATAGTGTCCAGAAAATACTACATCCAATTTATCAAATACAGAAACATCCATATTCATATGTGCATTTGTCTGAGTTACTCCAGGAAATAAAGTAAATCCATTTAACTCTAAATGACCAAATGCAGATTTGCATTTTGTATTCTTAATTGCCTTTATAGATTCATCATAATTATCCTGACATATCCAAGGAAGAAGTAATGTTTTAAACCCATCTATATCTACTTCTGATGGCCCAACATATCTAACAATATTACTATAAGATGCCAATAAAGAATCTACTGCATTTACCTCATTAGTATTCTTATAATAAACATCATGATTACCAACTATGGTATGTACCTTTACCTTTAACTTTTTAAACTTATCATATACATGTTCCTTTGCCCAATCTAATGCCCAGAAATCAATACTCTTACGATTATCAAAAGAATCTCCAAGATGAATTGCATTCTTAATTTTTCTCTCCTTCAATGTAGGAAAGAAAATATCATCATAAAATTTCTGAAAGTAATCATGAAAAATCTTACTCCCTTTACGGGCCCCATAATGGGTATCAGTTATTAAAGCAATCTTCATGAATATTGTTTTGCTTGTATATTCTCCTTAATTGTATTATAATCAGAAGCATTATAATGTCCGTCTGCGGTCATAACTTCATCAAATCCAGATCTCTCTATTATTTTTGATCTTATATCAAGTTGTCTTTTTTCTTTCTGTATTCTGCGAAGAAAAGCATAATGAATTATTTGAGTAAAATAAGCAAATGGATTTCTAGATTTCTCTGGATCAAAATTCTTGATATATTGAACACAATTTTCAATCCCATCGCAAATCATATCCTCTCGGAACATGTAATTAACAAAATTTGGTTTATAAGATAAGTGTGTAGCAATCTTTAAGAAGCATTCTCCAAGATAATTAGTAATCCTTGGTCTGGATTCACCCTTCTCTTCTGCTTCAGCACACTTTGCTCTATAAACTATAAGTGCTTCAAGAAACTCTTTGTTATTTACATAATGTTCTGATTTACGTCTTGCCATTTCATTATTCTTCCGTGAATAAGTATATGAATATTATAACATATGTATAGGGCCTTGACAAGGTATTAAAATAACAGTACAATAACTTTGTCGAAGTTCAGAAGATATATTAGCTAGATTTGTAAAGCTTCTCTAAGAATATTCTAGCATCAGATATTGAAGATAAGAAACCCATATCTGGATTCAAATCAGTTTTATTGGATATCCTATCTTTATCTCTTAAGAATTTATTATATATTTTTATCATTTGCTTATCATTAATTTCAGTCATTGTCATAACATTATTCATATTCATTACTAAAATAGGGTCATCAGTCATTCTTAACCAGGGGTTAACTCTAACTCCTTGTATTCCAGTGTTACGAATATTAACCGTTTCAAATACCACTGGAGATTCTAGTATAAGAATAGTTTTATCTTCTTCTTCACAGGGACAAACTTTAGCGAATATTTCTTCTCCTGAAACTAATTTTATAACTGCGTGAAAATCTTCTTTATCCATTTTCCTTAAGGTTTACTTGTATTATTTCATAGTTAAATTTTTCTTCGTTGTAAATTTTGATTCTTTCTATTAAATGATTTAATGTATAATTTTTTCTTGTTTGATAAGTAATATCATCAGCAATGTCATACAGCACTGCTTTTAATTTTCCATCACCTTTTCTAAGGACTCTACCGATGGACTGGAGGTTTCTAACTCTGGACTTACTGGGACTAGCAAAGATGACGTTGTGCAACCGCTTGATGTTAATGCCAGTACTGAAAGTGCCATAACTGGCAACAATAATTGCATTGTTCTCATTTTCAGTAATCTCCCGAATTCGTTCTCTTTCTTCAGCTTCTACACCACCGTGAACATAAAATACTTTACGAGAACCCTTTACAGAACTATTTATAGATTCGTACAATATTTCACCGTGTGTTGCAACTCTACTGAATAATATAAGACTATTGCCTTTTAGATCCAATACCAGGTTCTTAATAAAATTATTCCTTTTAGGATGACCTATAATGTATTGTAACTCATCTTCATAGGTCTCAAATTTCTGTG